GGCTTTTTTGTGCTCGCAGAAGAGCGAAGAGATGAGCCGGCCAGTCGCGCCGGGGTAACGAGAATACCGCTTTAACTACTTTCAGCGCTTGGTTTTTTTGCTGGGCAGGCTGGCGCTGCGCCGGTCACGAATGTAGGAAATAAGATTATACACCGCCGCGACCAGCAGGATTATATAGCGCGCGAAAAAATTTGATACCGTTTTGAAAAATATTAGATACCAGTGATTTAGTTATGAGTAAAAAGATTTGATACCGTAAACATAGGGTTGATAGCCCCTTATGGGGCCATCAAGTCAGGGACTACTCTTCGATAGGTAACTCAAAAGGGCGAATAAACGACCATGCGGGATCGAGCTCTATGTTGTATTCCGGGATATCGGTATCTAAATTAATAGATCTCGGGTCGCCATGAGTGAACGCGTAGAGCCCATTCTCACCCTTGATGTAATAACCGACAGTATAAGTTGCCTCGATTCCATCGGGTTTACCTGGTTCAAATCCTATAGATTCATATATGTCTGTCATAGCTGTGTCACCAGTGCGTCATCCAGATAAATTTTCCCTGGCGATACCTGTGTCAGCGATATCTCAATCATGACATATTCAGCCCAGGCGGGTATGCGCCTTCTGATTGACTGCTGAGCAACCCGTCCCCACTCAGTTAAATCCGCAGCATTTACTGACCTTATAGCTCCAAACTGAACACCTCGTGCACCAATGGGTGTACCGTACTGATTTTTATACTGAAGCGTATAAAAATAGGTTGTTATGAAGATTGAACCGGTGCATCCCACGGACTTTAAAAAAAGCTCGTACTGACTCAGAGCATTCTCTTTCGCCGGGACTATTGCCCGAATAACTGCGCCGGACCCGACACCAAATTTTTTGTTAATCTCCATTGATACGCCGCCAGTCACACGCGATGCTAAAGATGAGACTGTGAGCTGAAGGTTTGCGCCCGTTGTGCGGCTGGTGATTGCACTGGTATCAGTAAACAGATACCAGTCAACAATCTCAGTGCGGGTAAAGTCAGGATCTGCGAGCAGATTCTGAGAGGGGCTCTTCAGCATTGAGACTCGTGTATTGCCATTCCCGTCAATAACTGAAATAAAATCAGTATTAAAATCCCCAGAACCCGAGTTGATATATTCCGTAGTAGTGACCAGATTCTGCAACGAGACATCAATCAGATGGATGCCGTTACCACCGGGCTCTGAATGGAAGACAGATTCAACACCCAACTCCCGCATCCAGCCATGTATTTCACCACCGGAAATCAGTAACCTGCACTCACCTCCGTTCCCGCAGTAATAGGGAGGCAGACCAATCAGAGGGTTTGATGAATTGTTAAACTCCTGGTGGCAGGATTTAAGTTCAATACGACCACGATTGCAAACGGCCACCCTGCCAACATAATCAACAGAGGTGCCAAATAGCCTGATAGCCCCATTCTGGTTATCATTTTGTACTGCCACACCACGGGACGTGCTGAGCGAACCGCCGTGATAGCGGATAGCTTCACCATAGTTACTGTAACCACCCGGCATATACGCATGAATCCCACAGCGACTGATATCAGGATTGTAATGATCAATGATATAGGCATTCGTACGAAACTCATCACCTACACCAAACTCCTGAATTGAGCACGATTGCGTAGCCATCGATGCAACCGCCCCTTCCGGGCTTGAAAACAGTCTGCAGATAACAGAAGAAGCCCGGCTGGGTCCAATCACTGACATCCCTTTGAGCTTAATACCCTGAAGGTTTGCCAGATTTTTAATGTTTGATTTTCCTGAGTTAAAGAATCTTGCCCAATAATTCCCAGGCTGGTCTGGTATTCCCTGCGCATCAATGACAGCACCGTCACCTTCGCCAACGAGACAAACGTATGTCAGATCAATGTCAGTTTTAGGTGCATTCCAGGGCGCAAAATTTCTTGATAACCGAATTTCTGTTTTTTTCTTCGTATCATTATTCACGTACTTAATAGCTTCGAGAAGCTCTTCGCGCGAGCTGACCCGGATGTAGCCTTCACGAAGATATTCACCGACTGAAATCGCCTGACCGACACTCCCAAGAAATTTAACAATCTCACTTCCTTGTTCTGGGTCAGAGGAACCTAGCTGTCTGCGAAGAAGATCTCCACCCAGAATGCCAATCGCCTTTGACAGTTGCGAATTGTCTAATTTATCGAGAGTTAATCCCGCATTAAATACTGCATTCAACAGCTCAGCCTGAACAATATTAAACCAGTCAGCCCCAGGCCAACTGATCCCACCTTGTTCCTGGCTTTCACCAAACCAACGTGGAGTCATGGACTGCTGTTCTTTCGGCTCCGGCATCTCCGGTACGCCGCTGGTATTGTCGAGATGATACATAGCGGCTCCTTACGGCTTCTCTGGCCAGATGATATCGGTTGCAGTGGTATCTACCCGACTCACAGCGAGACGGTACTCTTCCCACATGGCAAGCTGAGCGGCTTCATCGTCGGTGGCCTGACTGCTGCTGACGGCGTAGCTCAGAAGTGAGATCTGCTCGGATGCCGCAGACAGCAGCTTAGCCTTCTGGCGGTCAGCCTGACCGATGAGATAAGTCAGCTCTGCCTCTTCATTTTTCACCCATGCAGAGCCATCCCATTCATCAAACTGACCAGGCATCTTGAGGGTGTAGCCGTCAGGAACGGGGCCGACCTCCAGTATTGTGATCGCCTCACGGGTTTCGGTATTCCAGGCAAGCTGGCCGCGCAGGTCTTTGAGGTAAATCCATTCTGTGCCGTTCCAGCGGGTGACGAAAGTCGGTTTGTCTTCTGGCGGGGCCACGAACGTGCAGCCCTCCGGGTGGGTGAACCACGCATCAGAAATGACGTGCTTCGTCCCGTTGCTCTCGTAATAAAGCTGACCGGTTTTATCTTCAACCTGCGACCACTTGCCATTGGTGAACAGCAGAACGTAACCGGCATCAGCGAGCGGTGGCTCAATGGTAACAGCCCATTCAGGCAGAGATTCACTCAGCGCCGAAATAACAAAGCCAGTGCCGTGAATATTCCAGTAACGGGTCCCGCGAATATCTTCCACGTATTCCCAGACGCCATTTTTAAATATACCGGTCTGGCCTTTATCCGGCTCACAGGGAATATGCGTGGTATTAACGGGCAAGCCGGTGCCTGCCGGGATCGTCATAAAGACGGAGCCAATATAAACGCCATCGGCATCGTACTGATAAAGCCAGATGGCCTGCGGGCTTTGAGAGAATTCAAATGACATTATGCTAACCTCACGATGGCGTTAAAGGCGATATTTTTGACGGTGTTTTCGGTATTGCCGGTGCTGGCCACCGTGGCCGTATGAGCATGTGGACCGATGTAGACCGTATGATGATGTGCCGGTGCGGTACTTGTGTTGTTGCGGGTGCGGCGGGAGTCGTTGTCGGAGCCGACAACATAATTATCATCCCACACGTCACCCGGTGCGAGCATTCCGCCCTGGTGAAAGTGCTCGTTGTCGTCGCTGGTCTGTTTCGTGCCGAGGTCAGTACTGTTGATCGTCGCATCGTGGGCGTGAAGCTTCACGCCATCGGCTTCATAGGACAACAGCGCTCGCCCGGAGGCGGGCAAAAACTTGATGGTCTGGCCGCGCATGTCCGGCAGAACGCCGGAGGGATAAGCGACAGCAAGGCGCGGATACGCTGTTTTATCGAAGCTCTGGCCCAACATCAACATAAATCCGGTCGGCGCGGTCGCGCCCGGCCACGCAAACGGAATACCCGGCGGCAGCATATAGTCCGAGGAAAATATACGGATGGCCTGAGCAAACTGGTCCAGCGCATTTTTATCCGGCGTGATATTGGCCAGCGCCAGAACATTCAGCATTTCCGCCTGAATAGCGTTAAACCAGTCCGCGCCCGGATAACTCGGCTGAATACCGTCGCCGCCTTCGGTAAACCAGCGGCGCTCGGTAAATAATACCGGCTTAATGGCGGGCATATCAGGAACGGAAGAGGCATTATCCAGGTGATACATAATTAAACCTCGTAAAGAAAATCATAATCGTGGCCAGCGAGCCGGTAACGACGTAAAAAACATTCCAGTATCTGCGCCTGCAGGCTGATTAACGGCGTCAGGACGTTGCTGATACTGCGAAAGCGGATCATCGGCATATCCGTGACCGTCACCTGCAGCAGGTAGCGGTATTTGTGGGAATAAATCGGATACATGATGTTGCGCATCACGTGATGCGGCAGGATTTCGGTCACCTGAATGGTGAAGCCCAGCGCATCCTTCACGGCCTGCTCAATCTGCCAGGTGGCCAGCCCACCCTTGCGGTGGTACTTCTCCACCACGGCATCGCGGCGGCGGTCGAAGCCGTCAGGGATGGCGTTGCAGTCCGGCAGACCGAGATAGTCCTCCCAGTCGGCCAGCAGCAGGTCGGTGGTCTCCGGGCGCATCTCGGTAACCAGCAAATCCGCGTTCGCCTCCGCCAGCTGCAGGCGGGAACTGAAGCCCCTGAGCAGTGACGTCAGCGCCGCCGTCTGGTCGCGTGGCCACGCTTTACCGCGTGGCATCAGTTGCTGCAGGACGTCCTGCCAGTCCTCTACACGATGCGCCATGTGATTGCCCCCAGCGTCAGCAGCTCATAGTTCTCGCTGGCCTGATTGGTGGTGAGGTCCAGCTCGTAGTCGGCGACGCCCGTCGATGAGCCGATGGCCGTGCGGATGGCAGAGAGCAGCAGCGTGTCGCCCGGCGAGACCGAACGAAACAGCGCCTGCAGGCTCAGGGTGACCGCAGAACGGATGGCGGCAGTGTCGGGGATGACGCGAATGGTCAGCGGCACCGGCTTGAGCGTCAGCGGGATGGGCCAGACCTCGATACCGCCGGGCTTGCCGACGTAAGTCCCGGTCGCAGGGTCCTGATGGCGGAACAGGTAGGCCTGCATCGCCTCGCGGTCGGTGCCGGTCGGGATAATGTCAGTGCGCTGGTCGTAGACCCACGCAAGGCCCACCGTTCCCAGCCCGTGCCAGCAGTCAAAGGCCCATGCCCGGCTGATGCCCGGCAGTTCGGTGGCCCAGATAACGTAATCATGCAGTGCGCCGCCGGTGGGCGGGTTACGCTTGCGGTACAGCAGACGCGTCAGCAGCTCGGCCACAGACTCGACGTCCGCGCCGCCGGAGATACCGGCATCCGCCACCACGCCGTCGCTGTTCACCCCGGCCACAGGGGAAATGAGGGTCAGAACCTCTCCTGCTGTCAGGTTGCCGCTGAGGCCCGTCTCGTCAGCCTGCACGGTGACGGTGATTTTGCCCGCCGACGGGTCACTGGTGGCGGTGACGTGGTAGCGCACGCCGTCCTGCGTCTGCATCTCCGTATCAATCACCAGCGGCTTTGTGCCTGTGAAGGTGACCGGTCCGCTGGCATAGGATGCGGCCTTGCGTATCACGCCCTCGTAGCGGGCGGTATCAATAATGGTTTCGTCGGCGGACTGCTCTGACGGGATAATCTGGTTTTTAATCCACGTCTGATAATCGTAGACATCGCGTAAAGCGCCACTGAAAGCGGTATTTAACGCGCGTTCAACGCCGATAATCGGTAATTCCTGGTCGAGGGCAATCTCTAAATCCTGAATACCGGCACGAATAAGCTGGCGGAGCGTCGGGACATTAAATGTAGCCATTTTCTACCGCCTCCCAGCGTTTCTTTATTTCGACGGTTAACTCGGTTTTATCCGGGCGGGTGAGAATAATGGTTAATGCCAGCCAGTTAATACGGGGAATGGAGGCAATGACCTGCGCATTTCGCGCATAGCCGTAACGTAATAACGGCTGCATGGCCAGACGGGCGTAGTTCTCCGCACGGAGCCTGACCTCTTCGGTCAGCTTTTCACGGTCAATCAGCCAGAGCTTTGAGCCCCATTCGAAATCGCTGAAAGAATTACCGCACCAGCCGCGACGGTCATCGGTGCCGTCGGGTATTTCGTCGCTGGTATCTGCCCGCGCATCAGTAAAAAGGCAGATATACACCAAAGAAACAAGGCCCTCGTCAAACGAAAGGCCATTGTGTTCAATCTCGATGTCGCCGCCAGCGGGCAGGTGCCAGTTTATTCTGATGGTCATAAGGGTTTAGTCGTGTTTTCACCGTCACCATCCTTATGAATATGGTCAAGGAAACTTTTTCCCTTAACCTGAATATCTTCACTGAAAGAAGTGGGGCCGGTGATATTTATCTGTTTACCGATAATGTCACAGCTCTCTTCGGCAACCACATTTACCGTCTTCCCTGTTATTTCAATCACGCCATTCTTTTTCAGGCGAATAATATGGCCTTCCTGATGATAAAGAATAACGTCGCCTTCTTCACCGCCACGGGGACGGCTCCCTTTATCCTCGACAGCGATGGCCACCATTCCGCCGCGACGGCCACCGACAGCAACGACTATCGCCTCAGAGCCCGCAGGCGGGACGCTGGAAAATCCGTAGTTCTGGAAGCGCTCGACGTCGTCATTGGTCTCATCTGCCAGCGACTGTACCTGCAGGTTCTGCCGACCGAGGCTGTCCGTCACAATGCGAACCAGCGCCCGGTCCACCATCAGGCGCAGACGGCGACCCATAGCCGCGATGGCGCGGGAGAAGTTGACCTCATTCAGTCCCATGTCACCCCCACTGAAGTTTTTGACTTCGCTTTTTTACCCTTACCTTTAGCTTTCTGCTCAGGCATATCCAGCGACTCAGGCGGCACCAGCGTCAGCACGGTCAACCGCCCCTGATCGCCTTCCATAAAGGAAACCGTCTTAATCAGCCAGGTGACGTCGAGCTGCTGGATAGCATCGGTTACCTTCACCAGCCGGTTGGTCTGCCACAGCGGACCGCTGACACCGTTCTCGCGCCAGCCCGCCACCGTGATTTCAGTGGTATTGGCTTCACCCATCATATGAGCCTTGTGCCACTCACCCCGGGCGCTGGCACCGCCGACCGTCAGATTATCCTCGTTGACCAGAATCTTCGGACGATAGCGGGTGATCTCCGGGTCGCTGACCACGGTCTGGCGTCCGCCGACCATCTTCACCGGCTGGTCGTCCCACGTCGCACCGCCCGCACTGGCGGAGCCCTTGACGATGTACTGACTGGCACGTTCGCGCCAGCTGAAGCGACCACGGGCGGCCAGAATATTGTCGCTGAGAGTGAGCGACACTCCCGCCCGTTGGGTGGAGGCGCGGGTGATAACCAGCCGACCGTGAGCATCTGAAGTCACCAGAACGCCGCGCTGTTTGGCCAGACGGTCGAGCAGTTCAAATCCGGTTTCACCCTGTTCCAGGGTGATGCTGCCAAAGGCGTCGCCGGTGTCGGTCTCGTTAACCACCTCAATGCCGTAAGGCTTACAGATGGTGGCTGCGAGCTGCTCCAGCTTCAGTCCTTTCCACTGGCCGGACTTATCGACCACCGAGCTGTCCACCAGATCGCCGGTCTTGTCGCGGCCCATGACGCGCAGGGAAACATTCTCAGCGTCATAGCTGGGAATGAAGTCGTCGATATAGCCGGTCATGACGCGGTCACTGCCGATGGAGACCGTGCAGGACTGGCCGGGCTTGATGGAGCGCGGCGCGGCGGCGGACCAGCGGGCGGTGACGGTCAGATCAAACTCTCCGGCGATATTGTCGAGAGAGCGGTTGATGGTCATATCCGTCCAGCCGCCCCAGACCTTGCCGTCAACGTTCAGGATTAACTCTTCAGTCATTGCTGATGATCTCAATCGTCTGTGAAGGTGTAATAAAAGAGGGATAACGCAGCCGGTTGCGGGTCACCAGCTCATCCCGGCTCTCCGCGTCGCCGGTCTCCCGGTAGGCCAGCAGCATCACCGGCACTGTCCTGGCAGGCGTGACGCGGCGCAGCTCCGGCAGCTGGATGCTGCGGATACGCACATCATTCACTACCGCGAACCGCAGCTCGCGAAGGGAACGCCACAGTTCACGCAGGCCGCTTTCGACGGCTTCCGCTGCGGTCTCGCCCAGACGCTCTGCCAGCTGGTCGCCGGTGTTCTGCGCATCCTGACCAGTCTCGAAGGTCGCGGTGGCCACCGCTTCAGCCTGAGCGACCAGCGTGGAGATAATGACCAGACGGCGGAAGTCAACGATGTTGGTCTCCATCGCCGCCGTGGTCTCCGGCGTCGATGCCGGTGTGACGCTGCTGGCAAAACCGGTATCAGTGTTCACGCTGATGTTATCGACAAGGGATTTGGTCGCAGACTGCGCGGCCCGGTCGCCTTCCCACTTATCACGCAGCTGGTCATAGACCCGCAGGGCGAACGGGGGCTCAGAGACAAGGTCTTTCATATCGCTGATGAGGCCAGTAATATCGCGGATCATTTCACCTGGTGCGGCGGCTACAATACCGGCGAGGTCCTTAAACCGGTTGAGGCGGTCCATCCACTCGCTGAGCGCATCCGGTAGTGTCGGCAGGCTGGTGACAAAGCCCTCCATGTCCTCCAGAAGGGTGTCCACCATACTTCCGACGCCATCAAGCGCCGCGAAATAATCACCGCTGGCCAGCGCTTCCTTAACCTTGTCCGCCGCACTGAGCGTGGTGGCGCTGGTGTCTTCAGTGCCGGAAGGGAACAACTGTTCGCCAGCCTCATACACCTCAAAGGAAATGTAGACAATGCCGCCTTCTTCGGTGGAAAGGCGATGCGTGACGCGGCCCACCTGAACCTTCTGCACGCCGAACCACGGATGCACCAGTTCACCGGGACCGGCAGTATTGAGCGCGGCCAGCAGGCGGTTCATCTGGTCGATGTAGTCACTTCCGAGCAGGATCGCGTTAATCTGTTGCTGAGTCAGCACCGCGCCGTGGTCTTCCGTCCAGCCCACCTCTTTTTTGGGGTAAGCATGGGGGATGGCGCGGCGGCCGCCAGCGCCCTCGACGTCGCTGAAAAAGAAAGGTACGCCCCGGAACGAGGCATCGCGGAGGTCTTCCCATTGAATGGCCATCAGTCCTGCTCCGTGCTACGTAACCCGGTCTGGGCACTCATGGTAACGCCCGGTGTGTTGACTTTGACGCGGTTGACCTGCACCCGATCATCCTTAATCACAACCTCAATATTGCCCTGCAGCTGCTGAGGCAGGAACGGATAGCCGGGCTGGTTCTGGGGCTGCATTGAAGCCCACGGACGCGGATCAGAAATTTGTGAATCATTACCGATGGAGTTAAACCAGTTCGTCAGAGAATCCCACTTCCGCGCCATGTACTGACGGTTGCGCTGGCTCGTAGCGGAAAAATAACGGTCCTCCTGTGGGGCGCTACTGTCTGCTGCAGTCTGACGGGTCAGATCGTCAATATGGTCATATAAACCATACTGGGTGCGAAGTTCATCATATAGGGCCAGACCGCCGACAACCGGTGCGGCAACTTTGCCTACCCCCCGGAGCACTTTTCCAAGCCAACCAGAGCCTGCACCACCGGCTGGCCCTCCAGTACCACCAGGAAGATTACCAGGTGTGCCCATGCCACCCGCGCCCATATTCACTACGTAAACCGGCATCACGCCTGAGCCGAACACGTCTGAGACGCCTTTAGGGATGCCTTTAGATTTGCCGCCGCCGAACAGGTCCCATGCGCCTTTTCCTATCTGGAAGGCTTTGCGGGCGGCGATAACACCACCAACCGCGATGGCAATATTCTTTCCGGTTTCCAGCCAGTTCTGGACTGTCTCCTGATCCACTGAATTAATCGCGTCTGCCAGCTCCTGCACTGGCTCAGCCAGGTTACCATTGGCGAATTTAAGCCAAGTCGTATTAAGGCTTTGCAGTGCAGATGTAAAATCCTGTGCGGCGTAGGTAGCATCTTTTTGTATAGATGCCCCATCAGCTACAACGGCATTGTATCGACGCAGGTTTTCCTGACCTTTCTGGCTGGAAACGCCTGAAATAAGGTCGAGGCTGGTCTGAGTAAAACCAACATCCATCAATTCGCCGAGTTGACCTTTACCGCTTTTTTTCCCACCTCTGGCTGATCCTTCAGACAACATCAAGAGTAGTTCTGGGAGTGAATATTTAAGCTTTCCGTTCTTATCCCTGATTTTTACCCCTTTTTTCTCTAGTGCCGCTGCAATTTTGGGATTCTGGACTTCGCGGATAAAATTCTCAACTAACGTTGCCGCCGTATCACGGTTTCCCGTCGCATCCATAGCGGACTCCATTACTACACCAACATCTTTTATACCCTTGACACCTTTTCCTCCTGCAGCAGCATAAAGAGAAAGCGCGGGCACCGCCTTCTCAGCCAGATCCTTCAGCTCATATGCACCTTCTTTACCCAGCCTGTTCAACACATCCATAGCTAGCGTAGAATTTTTATCGTCGTTGATGCCGTACTTTTGGAACTGCGCAAATAGCGCCCCGACGGACTCACCGCTACTACCCGTACCGGCAATAGTTAATGCGGCAGATTTGAGGTTTTTGATACCGAACTCAATATCACCAGTCATTGCGTTGACTTTTTCCAGGAAGCCGACAAGCTCTTTATCATCAATACGGGTTTTGATAGAGACGTCCTGCACATCACTGTAAATGCTGGTAATTTGCTCCTTTGTTTTATCGGCAGAAATACCCAGCCGGGTCAGCCGACGGTCCGTGTCGGCAAAATTACGCAACATTGCACCGCTGGCAAAACCCGCAATCATGCCGGTATAGCGATTGCCAACTGCATCAATAGCACGGCCTGCAGCGGCTGACGTGGCCTTTACTACGTTCATTGCCCGCTGATTGGTGCGGGCGAACTCGGACATATTGGCCCCATACTGGCGGGCTTTAGCGGTCAGGTTGCCTGCCAGATTGATGAGTATTTCAGTGGTGAGGCGGTTTGCCATGTTGTTTCCTCAGCTGCTCTGTCAGGCGCAGCAGCTGCCGGAGAGGCAACTGCTGCAGGTAGGACATATCAAAACGTTGGGACAAATTGACGATAAGGTTACTGAGCGCCGTCGCCAGCGGCATCAGGTCGCCCCCGGCCAGCGGTCTCCGTCACAAGATCATCCATTTTGCTTGCGGTGCTGGACAGCAGTTCCAGGTCTTCCGGGTGGAAGCTGTAAAGCTGTTTAAGTGACAGCGGGCCGGGAATTTCACCCACCCAGAGGATTTGTTTACGTAGTAACGCCAGTCCCATCAGCACTTCAGAGCAGTACGCCACCGCCTTGCCGTTCTCTCCGATGACCACGCGCTCTGCCTCCAGCTGGGCGTCGATAACGTCTTTTGAGGTCAGCTCGCGAAAGGTGACTTCTTTGTAACAAATCTCATCGTCAGTGCCTTTTCCGGCGATGTAACCGTGTTTTAAGGTGATTTTCATCTCAGCCATGATTTACACCTTCACCAGTTTTTCGCCGATGAAGTTAGCGCTGATAGTGCCGCCGTCTTCTTCCAGTGTGGCGGGCTCAGCGGTTGCCGCGCCGGTCATCATGTAGGTCAGGCCGTTATCGCCTTCAAACATCACGGTCACGTTCTCCCAGTTACTGATTTCTATAACATCCATATCCTGCGCGGCCGCGATGGTCATCTGGATCGAGGGACCCGCCATCTTGCCAGAGTTGCCCCAGACTTTGCCGCCACCCATATGCTGGGTACGCGTTTTACCGCCCGGATTGAGGGTGGATTTACCCTCAGTTTTAATTTCGCGGCCATTAATGCGGATGGCCGCCATACCCAGAATGCTCATAAAGGCTCCTTAAAGTTTGAACTGGATAAGACCGGCCAGCACACGCAACTGATTAACCAGGTTCGGGTGACAGATGAAGTTCAGGCGGTCTTTGTCAGCACCGTCGAGATAGACCTCCAGCGTGTCTTTGTAGTCATCGAAGTCCTCAATCAGACCTGCCGGGATCAGCTCCGTCAGCGCGATATCCAGCAGCTCGGCGCGGCCAATCTTCGGTGTCATTACCGGCTGACCCGGATCAAGCAGGTCGAGCACATCATCCCCGGCCAGCTTGTGACGCGGATAGCGGTTACTGAAGCGGTTTTTGATGACGTAGCGAATGCGCCCCAGCGTGGCCGGAGACTGCACGTTAAGGTACGACGTATCGGCGTCACCGTACTGGTTGACGCGGTACATCGTGATTTCACGCTCGATGCAGACATTCCCGCCTGCGTCGACGTTATGGGTGGCGATGCCGTCATGCAGCAGCAGGTTGCGTTCCGGCATATCCCAGCGCACATCCTTCGCCGGAGGGAGGATACCTGGCAGCACCAGTGTCTGCAGCGGTCGGGCCGGATCGTTCGCAAGATAGTACGCCGCGATGCCGCCGTATGAAGCGGCCCACAGCCAGTGCGGTTGCGGGGCGATGTTGGTCCCGATGCAGGAAATCAGCCAGTCGTTGCGGGTCTCACCAAAGGTGCCGCTTTCTGCATGGGTACCCCGGAAGGCCGTCCAGAGCTGCGCCTCTATCATCTTGAGCGGACCCCAGCGCTCTAGCAACTCATCCCGGATGGCATTCAGGCTCTGCGTGTCGTTGTACGGAAACACGATATCGGTGTACCAGTCATCGCCCAGCGCCGCGACGACAGCCGCAATATCCGGCGTGCCGGTGCCGCCGGTGAAATCGGTCAGGGCAACGGCAACGCCTGCGGGTGTCTGCTCGCCGGTGTAGTAGTTGAGGCGGACGTCCATCGCATTGCCGGTCACGCCTTTCCAGCTGGTGGTCAGGGCGACAATCGTGGTGGAGCCTGCTTTCAGCGCGGCTGTGACCTGCGTGTCAGGCAGTTTGTTGACGGCGGTGACGATGGCTGTCGCGATAGTGTCGGCGGTATCGTCAGCACTGACGCCCACCTGTACCGACACTCCGTTCACCAGCAGGGCCAGCGTACCTGCAGCGGTGGCCGGGCCGGTGACGGTCAGCTCCGATTTTGCGGCAGCACCGGCAGCGAGATCAGACAGGCCCATCGCCCACACTTCTGTATAGCTGTTGGCCTTACGCAGGGTCTTGAGCATCCCGGCCAGCATGGAGCCTTTACCATAGAGCTTGTCAGCGGTGCCGTCGCTGGTGATGCGGTTTGACGTCAGTGCCGTTGCTGTACCTGTCGCGCTTTGCTGGCCGATCACAATAATTTTTCGGGACTGCGCCGGGGCGCTGTCGAGTGCCTGCGAGTTATCGATATCGATAATCACCAGCGGGACACGAAAATCATCAGGGATATTGCCTAGTGACATATCACTTCTCCTTAACTGCACGGGTCTGAGGGGAGTCAGCCGGAATATCAGCAATGATCACATCGCCTTCGACTGCGCGACGGTGCCACCATGCACTCATGATGAGCGCTTCCCCTTCGGGGTTCAGGTGCTCACCGCCGGGTTTACGCACCTTCAGGCCCTCACGGGCGGGCTTAATATGTTTCTTCATCGTTATGGCTCTCTTACGTTAATAACGCCTTCAATCGGGGTGGTGCCATCGCCGACCTGCAGCGTGGCCCCCAGTCGCAGGAAGTCAGGGAGGGTGGCAAGGTCGATTTCATCATCAAGACGGAACTCTTGCTCCCACGTCACGGCCCACATGGTCAGACCCAGATCGTTAAGCCCGCCGGAATAGATGTTGTCGGCGCTGACGGAGGTGGCCAGACGTTCAGCCTTCATACCGTTAGCGGCTCCGCGCTGGACAATACGGCGCACCAGCTTACCGACGAGTACCTCGCAGCGGGTGTCGCGCGTATAGCCCCACGCATCGGTTGCCATGACGTACGCCGCCCAGGTGATATCGCCGACGGTGCCGCCTGCCTGAGCGCGGATATTGCGCACCCGGAGTGCGGCCAGCCGGATACAACCATCACGATCTGTCAGGTAGGTCCTGACCTCTGCCGGGGTGCTGAACTGGCCGATGTGGCGTTCAATAACGCTGACGCGGTCAGGCTTGTTTTGCTGAGGTTCGTTCAGCAGCTCCGGCTTCAGCCACGCCACAATGTTCTCAGCGGCGGAGACCGTGGAGCCGGTGGTCAGCAGGGACGGACGTTCATTGCTCACGGTAATACCTCTTTCCAGAAGTCGCCGATGATGTGCATCAGCTCATCACTGTTTGAACCGGACAGCCCGAGGTACTCGCGCTGCGGAATATTCATCTGGCGGTTATGGGAGCCCACGGTCTGCCAGACCGGATGCTTCAGGGCCCGGCCAAACGCCTGATGAATGAGACGCTTGTGGGCGCTGACCGGGACGCTACCAGCAAAACCGTCCTGGTGAACGCCGCTGTAGCTGAGTGGCGAACCTACACGAACGCGGCCACGCTCGACGATGTACTGGATACTGTCGAGCAGATCGCCGTTGCCCTGCAGCAGACTCTGATTTCCGCTACGGGTCTTACGGTAACCCCCGGACCATTCCTCCCAGCGATCGCCTGCCGGTGAGGTCTTCTCGTCGCTGATGCGGCGGCGGGTTTGCGATTCCACGACGGCCCCGATGCTCTCCAGCAGCTCCTGCTGCAGCGAACTGTCGGCGAGTTTCTCGATGGCCAGTCGCATCTGCTGCAGCTTCTCAGCACCGATAACCTCAACCGATATCCCCATCACAGCACCCCTTTGAGGTTGTTACGGGTGAAGAGACGTTTGTTATCAGAGACAACAATCATCCTGCCGTTATCTGTCTCAGGGGCCGGAGTGTCAGTCGGCAGGCCGAGGTCGCGCGTGCCGTTCGCCATCTCCTTGAGGGTCTGGATGGCGCTGTCGTAGCGCTTCTGAATCAGGTCGGTGATCTGATTGTCGCGCTCGGACAGCCAGTAAATG